CCGTACCCCGCGCAGGTCAGCGGCTACGACGGCGTGACCCTGACCCGGGCCCACCGCGACCGCATCCAGCAGACCGCGCAGACCCTGGTGGACCAGAACGCGGCGAACGTCGGCCCCGAGCCCGGCGTGACCTACACGGCGCGGGTGCTGAACTCCAGCACGAGCGCGGTGCTGAAGACCCTGACCGGCCTGTCCGGCACGTCGGCGGCCTTCACGACCCTGGACCTCGGCGGAGTGGCGAACGTGCGGGCCGAGGTCTACTCGGTCCGCGCGGGTGTCGAGAGCCTGCTCCGCCAGTACGACGAGTTCGTCCGCGTCGACGAGAACGGGCAGCCCATCGGCCCCGGCTTCGGCTCCTCGGTCGCGATGGAGAACTACCTGTACGACGGGGCGCGCTTCCTGGCGGCGAGCCAGGCCTACGCCGGCCCGACGGCGAGCCAGTACCCCGTGACCCGCTTCTACGGGTCGACCGACGGCGGCGCGACGTTCGAGTACATGGGCACCATGGACGGCGCGAACATGTTCAGCCGCCAGAAGCCGGGCATGGCGAAGGGCACCAGTCGCTACGCGTCCTTCCCGAAGTATTACTCCTCGGTCGGTTCGTCTGCCCCCTGGTACAACTCGCAGGTGGCCGACTTCGCCCGCTCCTACCCGCCGCGCCCCTGGACGACGTCGAACATCGCCGGGGCCAAGCCGCTCTGCATGGCCTGGGACGCCACGAACTCCCGCTTCGTGCGGATCATGGACGACAAGACGGCGCAGTCCTCGACGGACGGCCTGACCTGGAGCAACCTCGGCTCGCTGACGCTCCCGAGCGTCGGCAGCGGCTGGACGTGGTACACCGGCATGTGGATGGAGCTCTTCAAGGTAGGCTCCTACTGGTACGCCTTCCACAGCGGCAAGGGCTCGCAGTTCCAGGCGGACAGCGTGATGCTGATGCGCTCGACAAACCTGCTGACCTGGTCCATCTGCCCCGGGACAGGCTTCTACGACTACCCGGCCTCCGTCACCGGCGGCTGGCAGTTCTTCCGCCCCTACGGCGTTGCGGCCCGCAGCGCGACGAGCTTTGTCATCACCGCCATGGGCCGGCGTAACGTGGGCGACGGCAACATGAAGGAGCTGGTGTTGCGCTCGACCGACGGGCTCAACTTCTCGCTCGTCAGCGAGGTGGCGAGGGTCAGTGGCGCCTCGACAGGCAACGACTTCCAGGAGGTCGAGGCCTTCGGCGCGGCCGGCTACGTGGCGACCGGGCCGGGCGGGCTGAACGTCAGCAACGACGACGGGGCGTCCTGGGCGCGCACGGCGATGGCCAACTACCCGACCGCGCTGCGCGCCAATGGCACCAACGTTGTGGGGTCACGGCCTACGGCGGCGGGCGGCGCGAACGAGCCGTGGTACACTACCAACGGTACGACCTGGACGAAGTCCACCATCCGCAACTACAACTCGGGCACCCGCCGCTACTGGCGCGTCCGGGCCACGGGGGCGACGGCCGACGTGACGTTCGCCGAGCTGGCCTTCTTCAACGGGGCGACGAAGCACACCACCTACACCAAGTCGCAGGGCGCCGGCACGGGCCTTGCGAACGTGGACGACAACGACCCGGCAACCTTCTGGACCGCCACCGCGGCCCAGGTGGCGAACGGGACGGCCTGGGTGGCGTACGACTTCGCCTCGGCCGTCGACGTGACGGCGGTGGAGCTCCGGAACCCGACCGGCGACAACACCAAGATGCCGACCGACATAGAGGTGGAGGCCAGCACGGACGGCACGAACTGGGCGCCGGTGTGGTTCGAGACCGGCCTGTCCTGGGGCACGAACGAGAACAAGCGCATGGAGAAGACGTCCTGATGGAAGAGAAGCAGCGCAACCCTGGCGGGCAGTCGAGCTGGCGCATCCGGCGCCGGTTCATGTTCGCCGTGACGGCCTTCTGCATGTGGGTCATTGCCCACGTGCTCTGGAAGGGGCTGACCACCGGGCCGGCCGACACTGCCGTGACGATGGCGTTCCTGACGCTCATCGGCATCGTCGGCTCGTACGTGTTCGGCGCGACCTGGGAGGACGTCAGCATAGCAAAGATCAAGGGCCCTGCCGCTGCGGCGGCACGGTCCGGCAAGCCCGCCCCGGGCCCCGGGGCATCAGTAAAAGTAGAGGATGAGCCATGACCACCTTCGCACTAGGGACCAAGTCCCGCCAGAGCCTGTCGGGTGTGCACCCCGACCTCGTCCGCGTCGTCGAGCGCGCGATCGAGGTGGCCTCCATCGACTTCCAGGTCTACGAGGGCCTGCGCACGCGGGCACGCCAGGCCAAGCTCGTCGCCTCCGGCGCCAGCCAGACGATGGACTCCCGCCACCTGCCGGGCAATGACGGGCTCGGCCACGCGGTCGACCTGGTGCCGCTGATCGACTTCGACGGAGACGGCAAGGCAGAGCTCCGCTGGGACTGGAGCCTGTGCTACCGCGTCGCCGACGCCGTGCGCCGGGCTGGCATGGAGCTGCAGGTGCCCATCCGCTGGGGCGGGGTCTGGGACCAGGCGCTGGCCGACCTTGCCGGCGAGATGGACGATGAGGTGGCCGGCTACGTCGCGCGCCGCAAGGCCGCGGGCAAGAAGGCCTTCCTGGACGGCCCGCACTTCGAGCTGCCTGCCAGCATCTACCCCTGAGGAGGACGGCATGTTCAATCTGGGCCTTCGGGCATACGTTGGCGTCGCAATCGGGGTTGCCGTAGCGGCCGTCGTCGCGTTATCATACCGCCATTACTCTGAACTGGTCGAGTCCAATGCCCAGCTCACCGGGCAGGTCGCGACACTGAAGGAGGACGTCTCCCGGGAGAAGGCAAGGGCCGACGCGTTCGAGAAGACCATCGACAGGTGGGACTCGGCCGCCAAGGCCCAGGTCAAGGCCCTGGAGGACCTTGCAACCGCGCAGCGTGAGGCTGGCGCGTACTCGAGGGAGCTGAAGGATGTCCTATCCAAGCACGACCTCGGCGCGCTGGCCAAGCGTAAGCCGGGTCTTATTGAGCGTCGCGTTAACGACGGCTCTGATCGGGCTCTCCGCCTGCTCGAGCAGTCCACTCAAGCCCCAGCCGCCGGCGGAGGCCAAGCAGCCCCCGCTGCCCGTGCTGCCGGCTCCTGAGCCTGTCAAGCTCGAGTCTGTACGCTGGGAAGTGGTGGAGGTGGGCGGCGAGGCGATGTTCGCCCTGCCCGCCCGCGGCTACGAGGCGCTGTCCCGCAACATGGCTGAGCTGGCGCGCTGGGCGCGTGAGGCTAGCTACCAGCTCGACTTCTACCGCCGGACCCGGCAGCAGCCCGCGCCGGCGCCAGCCGACGACGGGAAGGGCGGGAAGTGAGCGATGACCGGAGAAGCCATTGCAACACCGTGCGGGCGGCCGTCGCGGAGGCAGTCCTCGGACGCCGCTGCGACGACTGCCCTGAGCTACCATTTTGCCCGGGAGGGGACGAAGCCATGACAGACAACAACCGACCTGGGCCCGAGCAGCAGCTCCAGAACCTGACGCCCGACGAGGCGCGCGCCCTGATCCGCGAGGCCGTCCGTGAGACGTTCCTCATGCTCGGCGTCAAGGTCGACGACCCCATCGAAGTCCAGAAGGACTTCCAGCACCTGCGCGAGTGGCGCACCACCACCGACTCCATCAAGTCCAAGGGCCTCATGACACTCATGGGCATCCTGGTCAGCGGCCTCGTGGCCGCCGCCTGGGTGGGCATCAAGGACTTCGTCGGCAAGTAACGGCCCCCGCGGCCTCGGGCGGTGGGTTCCTCTCCTTCACGCCGCCCGAGCCTTTAACCCCGCCCTCCGGCGGTGTCTTTTTCTCAGTCCAGGTGCACGACCGAGCTCACGGATGCCTCGGCGCTGCTGAGCGCCTGGGTCACGTGCACCTCGACGGCCTGACTGCGCCCGGATTCGACCGATGCGCGTCCGTGGCAGCCGCGGACGAGTGCGGTCGAGCCGATCAGCACAACACACAGCAAGATTCCCAGCGGAACCGCCCACATCAGGCCCCTCGCGCAGCCGAGACCGTCCTCATCCCCTTCGTCGTCGTACATGGTAAGATGCCTCCTCGGGACCATCCCGAGGAGGCGTCATGGCGCGCGGGCGGACCCAGGCGAGCCGTCAGTACACCCAGACGCGTTCGTAGGACTCAGGCAGCCTGTCGCAGGACCACTCCGACTCGCGCCCCTCGGCGCGGGCCTTGCGGTCCACGACCTCGACGCACTTGCCGGTCGCGTAGGAGACCCGGACCTCGGGCCTGTCGAGCAAGGCGGCGAACTGGTGCAGGACCAGCGCCGCTAGCCCGACGGTCGCGGCGAACATCAGGGCGTAGCCTAGCGCGCCAATGCGGCCGGGCTCGCGGGTGTTGTACGTCATCACTCCATCCTCCTAGTTGGCGCCTAGTGGCGCGTGCTCGACGCGAAGTGCGTCGGTTCGATCTTGACGTCCTCGCTGCCGCGAGGGGCGTCGAGGAGCTCGACCGTGGCCGTGCCCGCCGCCTCGTCGATGGAGATGCCGACGCCCTTGCCGTTGAGGGCCTTGAGGCCGTCCAGCTTGAGCTCGAGCTTGCCGCCGGCGTGAGCGGCAGCGAGACCCAGCAGCGCCATTATGCGATCGCGCTGTACCTCGTGGACGCACTTGCCCGTCAGTACAGCGAGCAACTCGTCGGCCGTTAGGCCCTCTTGTTCGTCGTCGCGGTCGTCTTGCATGGTCATGCCTCCCACTCGATGGTGACGCTGGTTGTGGACGGACGCCCCACGAAGCGGCAGGAGCACGTGAGCTCGCGGTCGAGCACCTTGGCCACCGCGCCCGCGTCGACGCGCGGCACGTAGCCCCGCTTGGTGCCATCGGCGGCGTGCACGGCCACGGCGTTGCGGTCGTGGGGATTGGACGGCTCGCGGACGAGCACGAGCTCGTCGGCGGCCCGAAGCTTGGCTATCGCGTCACGGGCGCCCTCGTGGTATGGGGCGCCCGCGATGTAGGTCTTCATCACGGGCATGGCTCTCAAGCCTCCTTCTTGGTGGTTGCGGTCGGGGCGGCGCGCGGGCGGTTCGGCACCTTCTCGCCACGCTCGCGCATGTGGGCGGCGTACCAGCGGAGGCACGCCACCGTCGTCTTCGCACCCTCGAACTGCGCGTGGATGCGGTTCAGAATCTCGTCGTAGGAGTGACCGTAGGGGCGCTTGTCCTCGTCGTGGGTCACGACCTCGAGCAGCAGCTGCTCGGCGACCACGCGGATGACGGGGCCCTTCTCCTTCTTCTCCTTAGGGGCCTTGGGCTCGCGCTTCGCACGGGGCTTGGCGGGCGCAGCGTCCTCCTTCTTGTCGGCGGCCTGCAGCATCTGCTGCACGAGGTGGTTCACGCCGTCGGCCTTCGGGGGCTCCTCCGTCTTGGCGGGCTCCTCGGCTCGGTCGAGCTGCTCGTCCGCCTTCTTCTCGGCCTGCGCCTCGAGGAGGGCGTCGATTTGGGCCAGCAGCTTGGCCTTGCCTCGTTTGGCGAGGGTCTTGACGTCGGTGTTGGTGCCCTTGAGCTCGTTGTACACGGCGGCGATGTCGGCGATGTTGGACTGCTCGGTCAGCTTGGTCATGTTGGTTCTCCTAGAAAGGTTGTTCGGGTCGGGCATCGAGCGCACTGCGTGTCGTCGATGGGTTCCATTATGCACTGTTCGTGGGGATTGGGAGCCCCCTCGGGCCCCAATTTTCCATTATTTTTTCAATCGATGGTTCTCATGCTGCGGCGCGGACGGCGGCGAGCACCGCGAGGTCGCTCATGCCGTTGAGGACGACGCAGCCGACGTGCTTGGCCTTGATGGCGGCGATGTTCTTCTCGTTGGGCTCGCACTTGGCGGTGTAGAGCTTGCCGTCGGCCTTGATGAAGGCCACCTTGCCATTGGTCATGCGGGCGACGTCCTTGAGCAGCCGCGCGTCGTTGACGGGGTCGGAGACGTGGATGTCCATCGTGACGTCGAGCTCGGTGCCCTCAAAGCTCTGCTTGGGCATGGCGGACACGAAGTCGTGGTACGCCTTCTCCTCGTGGGTCATGCGAGTCTTGTACTCCTCGCCCGTGTAGTTCCTAGCTACGACGTCCACTAGGCCCGCAGCGGTGTCCTTCCACTCGAATGCGACCGGACCGCCCGAGGCGTCGTCGTAGACGAAGGCGACCGCCTTGCCGTCGCGGTAGAGGGTGGCGTTGAAGCCGTGCCCCTCGTTGCCGATGAAGGACTTGACGCCCTTGACGGTGTAGGATGGGTTGCCGCTCGCCGCCGCAACCACCTTGGCGATCGCCCTCGGCTCAGGCTTCGCGGCGGCCGACCCCACCTTCTTCATCTTGCTGCGGTAGTAGGACACGCAGGCCGCCGAGGTGTTGGCGCTCGGGTGGGCGGCCTTGACGTCGGCGAGGACCTGCTCGTTGGTTTTGCCCTCGGCGAGGGAGGCGCGGATGGTGTCTGCGATGGTGGCCATGTCGTTGCTCCAATGTTTGTTGGTATGGGATGATTATATGGGGTATCTCGACCGCTGGGAGCCCCCTCTAGCAACTTTTTTTTTAGCACGCCACTTGTGCATATAAATAAGGGGCCTTAAGGCCCCTTATAGTTTTTGGTTATCTATAACTGGAAGTATCTACGGCTTGAGCCAGTAGCTCGGCGGCGGTGTGCCCCGGCGGTAGGACAGACAGCCGGGCAAGCTCGGCCTCCGTCACGCCGGCCTTCACCTGACCGGTGAGGCTGCCCGGCACCAGGTAGCGCCGCACGTCGCGCCCCTTGCCCACGCGCACGTAGAGCCACACGTTGCCGCCACACCGCCAGCGGCGCCTGTGCCATACCACCTGTGACTGTCGGACGTCGAAGTCGAGGGAGCCGTCTCGTGTCGGCCGGTCGCAGCCCTTCAGCTCGAGCTCGAAGTAGCGACCCTGCCAGCAGCCGTCTACGTCCGGGTCGCCCTCGCTGACCAGGTTCTCGACCCGCCTCATGTGCAGGCCGTCCGTGCCACGCAGCCCGTCGCGCAGCCACTCCCACAGCCTTACCTCGCGGGCCACTTCTGCGCCTCCGTGAAGACCATGACCTTGACGTCCCCGACCTTGATGGCGAACTCCGGCCCGTCGTGCGGCAGCAGGGTGGAGAGCTCCATGGCGTGGATGCCCTCGCGCAGCTCTGCCTGCGAGACGCAGACGAAGGCGTGGGTGACGAGGCCCAGGCGCAGG